TGTCATCCACACAACACTTTATGTCTGATTACGGCATGCTAGGGATTAGTCACCCTAGTATGAACGCTTTCATAATGTTTTTATATGGATGTTTATCCATGACAATCCTCACTTCTCTAATGGTAATATAAGAAGTGAAAACACCTTACCGCTAGGTTTAACGAAAATAAAAATAGAAGTAATAAAAAATCCTCCTCAGAGGGGAAAGACAGTGGAAGAAACCACGTTAAAAAATCGGATATTAGTAAGAAAAATTTGAAAAACGAAGAAGAGGAAGAAGAAGTTCGTCCTTCTGTTCCTAACAGATCATTTGCTAAGATATATGATAAGCCACTATCGGATGAGCAGAAGGAGAATATCATTAAGTTCTTGATGACATATGGTAAATCAACGAGACTTAAGAGGAATACTCTAGATATGTACTGTGAACAGAATAATCTAGATTTATATAAGGATATTCCTCTTGAGGTCTCAGCGAAGCCGAATCGAGTTCAAGCATTGAATGAAGAACTAATTGACTCTGATTTAATCGCTACGCCAATCTCTCAACGGGAGAAGAACAGAGAAATGCCAAATTCCAAAAATCGTTCTAAGCGATATGCTACCAAGCGTGAAGAAAACGCTGTTCAGAAAGGACAGAGGAAGACACACGTAGAAGATAGAAGGAAACAACGGACCTCTATGAAAACCCGCACTGACACTGATGAAAGCGATCATATCAGTATGGAACAAAAGAGTGCTATGTTGCGCTATAATGCTGAGAAGAAAGAGTTAAAGAAAAACAGTAATATCAATGTTCTTGCTATTAAAGCAAGACAGTCGAGTATTAGTGTTTCTAAAAAGGCTCGAAGTGAAATTAAATGTTCTCCCACTGAGCCTTCACCTTCTCTTCCATTTGCTGAGGAAAACGAAACTAAGCAAACTGTTTCTATAAATAAAAGAGATGAGCCAGTTTATCGTAATGGTGAACTTGTTCACGCTAATGGTTTTACTACTAGTGAGTCAACCAAATTTAGGGAACAATGTAGACTGAAGCGACGTAACAAATTAGTCCAGAAGAAACTCAGGAAGAGTAATCCACAGACCCAGTCTGGCACGGTTAACCAAATTGTTGATCTCATGGCTCAGGATGATCCTGAGGCTGCTGATTTCATATCCTTTCTGGATGGAGTTATTCGAGCTTATATCGATAGTGCCAAACATATTATACCTAAAGAATTGTTCAAATATGGAGCAAAAGATTATCGTATGTTATGCTATCGCTTTTACTCCCTGTATAGGGCCACGAGCGCTATGGATTATACGATTGTGTTCTGCGACATAGCAGACTATTTCGGTGTGTTAGATTCCGTGATTGGTATTATAACCAAGTTTGTTGAAGATAATATAACTCTATTGATTAAATGGTCACGTGACACTCTTAGAACTCAAGTTGGGACTACTCTAGATAAAATACATACATTTTTAGAATCACTAATAGAATCAGATTTAGTTTCAGCTATAAAGGATTTATTCTCCTTAATAGCTAAACATATTTTTAATTTTAATGAATTTTCTGAAGTGTTTGATAGTGTATTTAGTGCTG